CCGGTTTCCTGCCAATCTCATTCACGATGGCAGCGATGAAGTAGTGGGGATGTTTCCAGATAGTAACGGCTCTGGTCGCGCCCGAAGGCTTCACAGGTCGGCAAAGCCTGAGCAGGTTGGTTGGGGAATGAATAAAAACAATCCAGATGAGGTTGATTTGATAGATGCAGGCTCCGGCTCTGCCGCCCGATTTTTTTATTGTGCTAAAGCGTCTAAAGCTGAACGTAATGCAGGGCTCGATGGGATGGCGGAAAAACGAAGCGGGTCAATGGTTGGCTGTGTAGATAACGGAAATTTTTTAACAGGCAGCGGGAATCCACGGCAGGGCAAAAATCAAAATCACCATCCTACGGTTAAGCCCCTATCTTTAATGCGTTATCTCGTTCGTTTAGTTACTCCACCAAACGGCATTGTTTTAGACCCCTTTACAGGGTCAGGCACAACGTGTATTGCTTCTGTATTAGAAGGATTCAATTATATAGGAATTGAGCTTGATATTGATAATGAAGGATATATTGAAATAGCAAAAAAACGCATAAAATATTGGAAGGAAAACCCACCCAAAAAACAAAAGAAAAAGACACAGAAAAAACAAACAACAAAAAAATTAAAATATGAAAATACTTTATTTTGATTAATCAAACCATGAAAGATTATTTAAATTCTATTGTTTGTGGTGATTGTCTGGAAGTAATGAAAAAATTTCCAGACCAAAACATAGATTTAATATTTACTTCACCACCCTATAACATGGGAAAAGAAGGCCCTATTGAACATAAAAAATTAAGTAAATTGCCAGGAAGATTTTATGATGAATACAGCGACAGCAAAGATGAAAATGAATATATTGCTTGGTCTATAAAAGTTATCAAAGAATGTTTAAGAGTGTCCCGTTATGTGTTTTGGAATATTCAATTTATACGAAGCACCCGAAACTGCATCGTTGCATTACAAACAGAACTAAAAAACAATTTAAAAGATATTACTATATGGTCAAAACCAGCCAGAATATCGATAACAGGAAAAAATGGTGGTATGGCAAAAGGGTGGGAGTACGTGTTTATGTTTGGACAGAATAATCTTACCACATTTGAGTACAATAATTACCCACCCAATAAATGGGTGCCAAACATAATTCATATAAATAAAGATGGTGGTGATTTTTTTCAGGAACATCACGCTACGTTTCCTAAAAAATTAGCGGATTGGTTTATTAAAAACTGGACGAAAGAAGGGGATGTGGTACTTGACCCCTTTGCAGGCACAGGCACAACATGTGTATCTGCTTTGGGACTGAAACGAAACTATATTGGAATAGAGCTATCTAATCAATATTGTGAAATCTCTAAAGAAAGAATTAAAAAAGCAAAGGTAGATTTAGATAATAGTTTTGAGATTGTGTTATGACGGGTTATAATGATAAGATAAAGAAGTTTAGAAACACAATATTGTGTGGCGATGTTCGAGAAAAACTAAAAGAATTGCCGGATGAAAGTGTGCATTGTTGTGTCACGTCACCCCCTTACTTTGGGTTTAGGGATTATGGAACTGCTTCGTGGTCTGGTGGCGACCCAAATTGTAATCACGTAAGAGATAATAAAATTTCAACGAATTGTATAACCGGACACAAAAAACAAAAAACAACTGGAGTTTCTGATGCTATTTATAAACACATTTGTAAAAAATGTGGTGCAACACGTGTTGATAAACAAATCGGTTTAGAAGAAACACCTGAAGATTATATTGAAAGTTTGGTCGGGGTGTTTCGTGAAGTAAAAAGAGTGCTTCGCAGAGATGGTATTTTATGGATAAATATAGGAGATAGTTATGCCCAAAGTGGCGGCAGCGGCACGGGTGATTATGCATTGAACCATAAACAATTTGGAAAAACTCTTCAAAAAGAGACATTACAAACACCACGAAAAGCCCCCAAAGGATTGAAACCAAAAGATTTAATTGGAATACCGTGGATGCTGGCATTTGTTTTACGAAAAGATGGGTGGTACTTAAGGCAGGACATTATCTGGCACAAACCAAATCCGATGCCATCAAGTGTAACTGATCGGTGCACAACCGCACATGAATATGTGTTTTTATTGTCAAAATCACCGAAGTATTTTTATGATGCAGAAGCTATTAAAGAAAAAGCAAAAACACAGGGCATTAGTACAAATAAAAAATATGCAAACAACATTGAAATAGCCGGAAAGACAGGACACCAATCAGGATTAGCAAGAATGGTTATTGGTGAAAAAGTAAACAAGCGTTCAGTCTGGACGGTTAATGTAGGAGCCTTTAAAGAAAATCATTTTGCTGTTTTTCCTAAAAAACTTATAACACCCTGCATAAAAGCAGGAACATCCTTAAAAGGGTGTTGTTCAAATTGTGGCACCCCTTATGAAAGAATAGTAAAAGATAATAAAACCATTGATTGGAAGTCTCCTTGTAACTGTAAAAAAGAATCTGTTCCTTGCATCATACTCGACCCATTTATGGGTGCAGGTACGACAGGAATTGTAGCACTTGAATATGGACAAAACTATATTGGAATAGAATTGAATCCCAAATATGTAAAAATGGCAGAAAAACGAATTCAAAAGGAAAAAGTTAAAATAGATAATAGTTTTGGTTTTATCATTTAACACTTAGTATTTATCAGAACAAAATGAAAATAGATAACATTATAAATACAATTATAAATGCGGATTGTCTGGATGTTTTGCAAAAGATGCCAGATAATTGTATCGATCTTGTTATAACGAGTCCACCATATGATGATTTACGAACATACCACGGTTATTCTTTTAATTTTGAAAATATTGCTAAAGAGTTATTTCGTGTGATGGTAGATGGTGGTGTTGTAGTTTGGGTGGTAGGAGACCAATGTATTGATGGCCAAGAAAGTGGAACAAGTTTTAAACAGGTTTTGTTTTTTAAGGATATTGGTTTTAATCTTCATGATACAATGATATACCAAAAAACAGGCTTTGCTTTTCCGTCGGTTGGTAGATACCACCAAGTATTTGAATTTATGTTTGTGTTGTCTAAAGGGACGCCAAAAACGTTTAATGCTATAAAAGACAGAAAAAACATAGAAACTAAAATGGGAGGAGATGCAAAACGACAAAGAGATGGTTCTGTCGTTTCAGGAAAAAGAGGTGGATTGCCCCAAGAAAGATATGGAATGCGGTTTAACATTTGGAAGTATAAAACAGGTGGTGGGCTAATGTCAACATTCAAATTAGCAAGCCAGCATCCAGCAACATTTCCTGAAAACCTTGCCAAAGATCATATTTTATCTTGGAGCAATAAAAATGATTTGGTGATGGATATATTTTCAGGAAGCGGCACAACAATAGCAATGGCTGAAAGACTTAACCGACGTTGGATTGGCATTGATATTTCAGAATCTTATTGCGAAATTGCACGCAAAAGAATTGAAAAAGAAAAATTAGATAAGATAAATAGTTTTGGAATTATCACTTAACAAAAGGAAAGGACACAAAATGGAACTGTACAAAAAGTACCGACCTAAATCATTCAAAACAGTTATTGGTCAGGAACACGCAACAAAACTACTTGAAAAAATGATTGAGAATAATAAAGTCCCACACACCCTTCTTTTTTCTGGCAGTTCCGGTAATGGCAAAACTACGCTGGCACGTATTTTGTCTAAGCAGTTGAATTGTAGTAAATATGACCTGAATGAAATTAACTGTGCAGATTTTAGGGGGATTGATATGGTCAGGGACATACGTGACCAAATGGGGTTATCCCCCTTAGGTGGACAGTGTAAAGTCTGGATTATTGATGAAAGCCATAAGTTAAGTGCCGACGCACAAAATGCCTTCCTCAAAATACTGGAAGATACCCCTGAACACGTTTATTTTATGTTGGCAACAACCCATCCTGAAAAACTATTGAACACCATTCGTACTCGTTGTACTGAAATCAAAATAAAAGATTTAACAGGACGACACATTCAACGATTACTTAAACGAATTTGTACAAAAGAAGGGTTGACTATTTCTGATGACGTTGAGGAACGTATTCTGGAGCAATGCGAAGGGTCTGCTCGAAAAGCTTTGGTTCTGTTAGATCAAATAGCAAATTTAGAAGATGAACAAGACCGTTTGGATTCTATCAAATCATCAACGGTGGAAACACAATCAATCAGCCTTGCTAAATTATTAATGAATAAAAACACAAAGTGGTCTACCGTTGCGTCAACCCTAAAAAACTGCACCCCTGAAAATGTAGAGCAAATACGGTGGTCGGTGTTAGGTTATGCAGGAAAAGTGATGTTAGGTGGTGGCAATGTTGCGGCACGTGCCTTCATCATCGTTGATTTTTTCAAAGACCCCTTTTATGATAGTAAAGTAGCTGGACTTACACATGCTTGTTACTCTGTTGTTCACTGCGAAGATGTGTAAAATTTTTGTTTTTCATACCAAAAAATAATACCCTTTGCTGATAATAATACAGATGAAAGGAAATTAAATGGAAGTAGAACGCTATATTGGTTCTGTTGGTGTTCCGATTTGTGATGTAGAATATGGTTGTTGTTTTTTATATGGAAACACATTAGACCTCTGGTTAAAAATAGAAACACCTGAAGAAATTGATTGCGAAGAAAATAGAATGTATAGTTATGCGGTAAATCTTGCATTTGGTATTGTAAAGTGTTTTGATATAGATGATTTGGTACAGCCGGTTGATGCAAAAGTAGTAATCAAAACAAACATAAACGCAGATAAGGAATAAACAAATGAAAATTGTATTTGATCCAAAAAAAGAAGATTGTGTTACATTTGATTGTTTGTGATGTGGAGAATGTTTTATTTTTCCTGAAGATCAAGCTAAACTTGTTTATATGGTCATCGAATCAAAGGAAGTTATTGATTTAGGAAGTGGCCAGATTTATGACTTCAATGATAAAGACCTTGTTAAAATTGTAGAAACGACACTTATTGTAAAAAGGAAACAACAATGAAAGTCACTTTTAAAACAAAAAAGATAATAACACAATTCGACTTCGTGATTTAGAATTTGGGGATTGTTTTATCTGTCCTGAAGATGAAGACTTAGATGAATATAGTGTTTATATGTATGTTAATCTATTAAAGGACAGTAAGTGTGTTATTTGTTTACAATCTGGTGAAGAAGAAGAAATAGAACAAAACACTGTTGTTAAGCCCGTAGAAATAGAACTCATAGTAAAAAGGAACGAATAAATGGACAAAAACTTATTAGATATTGATAACTACGCATTGGATACTGAGTGGATACGGCAACCTGCCTTGTTTTTTGACTATGCAGAACAATTAGCTGATGCACGTAATGAATTGGATGAAGCCAAATCACGCCTGGAAGTTGCAAAAACAGAATTGGATGAAGTGTGTGCTGCGTTAGATACTCAGATTAGAAACAGTCCTGAGTCGTTTGGTGTAACTTCAAAAATAACTGAGGCAGTTGTTAAGAACACAGTACTTTTACATGCAGATTACAAAAAGGCAAAAAAGAAGTGTGAAGATATTCAAGAAGAAATACTACAAATAAAATACAATGTAGATATTTTACAAGCCTTTGTTTCTTCGTTAGATGCAAAAAAAACAGCCTTGGAAAATCTGGTCAAATTACATGGTCAGAACTACTTTGCAACCCCTAAAATTAATGATAGTCAGCCCGGACAAGATTTCATTGATAACACCCTGAAAAAAAGTGCACGAAGAAAAATGAAAAAAATGGAAAGGTAGATAAATAAATGGAAACAGTCATTGCTATTTTATTTTGGGTTCTACTGATTTTAATTACTGTGCCCATACTTTCTTTTTTTACAGTAAAATTTGGAACGTACGCTTTTTACAAAGCACGTAATTTAGCACACAAACATAAAAAATAAACAGTTTCATTTCGAAAGGAAACAATCAGATGGCAAAAAAGAAACGTAATGTGTCGAAAAAGTCAAGTAGTCTTGCGGATCGTATTCGTAAGCGGGCAGCACAGCAACAGGCAGGCACAGGTGGATTTACCACACTAAACCTTCCTGATGGTGTAGAATTTTTCAATCCCAAAGCAGGTAAGTATTTGGTTGATATTCTTAATTACAAGGTTGGTAAAGGTAATCCCTATGCAGACGAAGGCGAGCTTTGGTTTGAAAGAACATATTGGGTACATAAGAATGTTGGTACAGATGGCAAAACATTCGTATGTCCTAAAATGAGTACGGATGGTCGGAATCCTTGTCCTATCTGTGAGTATCGTGCAAAAATGCAAAAACAGGGTGCAGATAAGAAACTTCTTTCTGATTTAAAACCAAAAGAACGACAGTTGTTCAATGTTATTGATGTGACCGAAGGCCCTAATAAAAAAGTGCTTATTTGGGACATTTCCAATTACTGTTTTGGAAAACAATTGGATGGTGAAATTCGGGATGCTGATGAAGATGATGGTTATGTTGAGTTTCCCGCATTGCAGGGTGGATTTACATTACGCTTAGGTATTGATGAAGAATCCGTTACAGCCGAAAGTGGTAGTTACAGCTTTATTAAGGTCAACCGCATTGCTTTTAAGCCTCGAAAAAGGGACTACGATGAAA